TTATCGTCTTTTAATGGCTTCATATCTGAGTCAGTATTTAAAGGGTCTACGAACTCCGGAAATATATCGTGATTAGCTTTAACTTGTTCTTTTAACCATTCTCTCAAACGTCTTTCGTAGAATGCAGCCTTCTCTTCGTAGTGTTCCATACCGAAAGCTACTTCACTTCTACTAACACTCGTAGAATAATCTCCGTTTTGTTGCTGCAAACCTTTATTTTTAAGCTGGTAAGACAAACCAAACACGGCATCTACTGCGCTATACCACGCGATACAAGGCTGTATCTTCGCTACTAATAACTCTTCGTCAGGGTTAAGCGTTTGAGCATTGTACTGTGCTAATAAATAGTTGTAAAAGTAAGTCCCTAAAATAGGTTGTATTCTTAAATCACTCTGCGTCTTTACATAAGGAGTTACGTCAGTAACATCTACGTTTGCAGTTATAGGAGTGTTCGTCTTTAAATAGGTCTCAGTTATGAAGTAAATCATTATTCTTTAATTTTAGTTTCTTCTTCGATTATATCTCCTACTATTTGATAGTTATTTAATTCAAATTCTACATTAAGACGAGAAATAAATAATAGTTCGTTAAATATCTCTTCTACTTCATTTCTTAACGGCATAATAGTGTTCTTTTCGAATATAGTGTAAGATTGCTTAATATCAGTACCCGAACCTAATTTACCGCTAACACGAATACCCATTAATATAGGGTCTATTGTGTGCGCTTGACATATCTTTTCGTCTATCCTTCCGTCGGTTTGTATAAATAATTGGTCGTTATTGTTTGTAGAAATAGTTTCTATTTTAGGAAGGTTCTCAGCACTATTAGCAAAAAACGCAACAGCTTTTCCGGCATTTGCTGCGCCCTTCATTCTATCTATAGTTTCTTTTATGATTTGCTTTTCTTCTTCGCTTTGTGGCTTCTTAGGAAACATCATAGCAAAAGACGGAAAGATAGAGTTTTGAATATTTGACTTATGTAGATAACTCATTTCGCCATCTAAAAATATCCAATTAGTACAACTTGAATAAGTAGGTAATGAATAATAATCTTGTCCTAAAGAATGATATTCATAAACGTATAATTGAACTTTATCACCACAAGAAGGTGAATAAGGTTTTATAGGTTCTACGTCAATACGAGAAGCCCAATCTTCACAAATGTAATAACAACTTTTTTCTTTGTTTACTCTTACTTTGTCAGGGAAAACATTTTCTATTTTCTTTACTTCTCCTTTGTCACCAAAATACAACTTAAAGTAAACTCTATTATGTACAATTAATTGCTTTGTTATGGAAGGAACTAACTTATTTAACTTTGCCTTCTTTTCGAAAGTATAAACATTTAACTTTTCTTCGTTTGTTAGCTTGTCAGTTTTCAAGACATAGCCTCCACCCGTAGCAGCATTGGTTTTAAAATCTACTATTGCTCCGTGAAGTGGACTTGTAAAGTAGAGTTGCGTCAATAGCTGTGGGTAAAGGTTATCGTGACCAAAAGGGATGTACCCCGAAATTTGATATCTTCCGTTTACATAAGGCAAAGCTAAGTTTGCACCGCCTACCTTACCAAAAGGTGTGCTAAATGATTGATAACCCTCTACTACTTCGGGTTTACTTTCTTCTTTTTTAAATATATTATACCACGCCATTTAGTCGTATATTGAATTAGTTACTACTCCCGCTACTATTAATCTTCCTTCTTCTATTAAATTGTAATCGTTTACATTCGTGTTTTCGCCCACTATTATAGCTTCGTCACTTTCATAAACACTATAAGTATATTGCCCTTTTACAAAGTCTACGTCTACACCTTCCTCCAAAGTAAATAAGTTGTATCTATCCGGATAAGGCGAAGTGTCAACTCCCGCCCATAAGATAGGCTCAGTAGCTGTGTTAAATTCATTCTCAAACACGAATAAATAAAAGGGACTACTATACGTAGTTACTTCAGTTAAAGTCAACACAAATGTGTTTATTTGCCCTTTTTCTAAGTAAATCATATAACTATATTATAAGTATAATCTTGTATTTGTTTAAAACAAAAAAGCCACCCCGAAAAGAGTGGCTAATTATGGAGAGAAAACAGATTACAATAACCCCGCGATAATTGTAGGGTCAACTTCGTAAGCTAAAAACTCATTCTCAGCAGTAAGCGTCAAAGAATACTTTGAACCATCCGCACGAGTAGTACCCGAACCTTCACCTACCGCAGTAACTTGCATATAAGGGAAGTACCAAAACTTTCCGTTTGCATCGCCTACGATAACAGCTAAGTATTGTTGACCAGCACCCATCACTTTAATAGCTTTTGACTTCTCTTGGTCTCTTCTATGCAACATTAAGTTGATAGTTTGAGTAACGTAAGAAGAACCATTGATTAAGTCGATGTTTGCTTCTTCAGTATAAGAACCTACGTTTCTTCTAAATTCGATAGGAACGAATACATCTAAAGGGTCAGTTAAAGTGATAGTATCTACAATCCAATTAGTCCCTGTTTCGTCAGTTGTAATAGATGCGATATTATCTTGTTGGTTTACGTACAACGTATAAATTCCTCCGGAATTGTTATCGCACGATTTTGTAATGGTTTGTAATGTAGCACAAGACATAAATATATATTTTAAAAAGTTTCAAAAAAAAGGGTGGCGATTAGTCACCACCCCTTACCTATGAAATAATGTTTATTAATCGAAACAAACGTTATAAACTACGATTTCAGATGGATTTGTATGGTAGAAACCTACTTTCAAGTTTGCTCTTGTACGGATGTACGGCTCAGCAACTGTATCAGAAAGGTTAACAGCTTTCAATGCTTTAGCATCTCCTTCAGCATCAAATGCGTAGATAAGGTTATTTTTCAAAGTCAACACGATAGTGTTATCCGGCATACCTTCAGCAACTACCATTTGAATTCCTAAGAAAGTCAAACCTAAAGGAAGAGTTACATAAGTTTGAGTGTTTCCTGAAGCAGCAGCTAATTCATAAGCTTGAGCAACGTTAGCAGAAACATAAAATCTTAAATCTCCTTTTTTAAATTTGATTGTAGATGGAGCAGCAGCCCAAACAGCCTCAAGAGTAGCAAGTACGTTAGAAGAAGTAACTGCTCCGTCATATTGACCTACTACGTCAGCGTCAGCACAAAGCTTTTTCAAGTGACCATCACACAAAGAAAGAATAGCACTTTCAGACTCAGTGTCACCTTGCCATCTCAATAACTCAACGTCTTCGCCAATTTGCTTAGACATAGTGTCCCAATAGTAAGACATAAAAGAAGCTACTGTGAAATCTCCATTAGAACCTTTAGCCATTTGCAAAGCTAAGAAAGATTGCTCAAGGTCAAACTGACAAATTTGCGCCATAGCTGACAAAGGACATACGTCGATGTCGATAGCGTTCAATGTATCAGTCGGAGCAGAGAAGCTACAAGTAGATGCTTGTAAGATGTTTCCGAAAGTTACGTTAGCTAATTTAGTAGCTGACTTGATACCCGGAAGTGTACGGAAGTTGTCCGCAGTAGTATCAGTTAAATAAGCGCGAGAGTAAAACTCTTCAGGGTTAGCACACAAAAGTGCGTTTGTTTCAACGTCTAAGTCGAATTTTAATTTACGATTCATTTTTATTGGTTTTTAAAGGTATTACGAAATGCTTTGAATTTATCGAATGCAGACATTTTAACTTCTTCGATAACTTCTTCTTCTTCTTCTTTTTCCATTATGCGCTCTTCAACTTGATTTTTCAAGTCAGCGATAATAGCAAGTAAAGAATCAACTTGTTCTGCAATTAATGGTTTAACGACAGCTAAGATAGCTTCAGCGTCAGTTGCAGGGTCAACAGCCATAGCCTCTTCTACTACTTCTTCAGTAGGCTCTTCGGTTGTTTCTTCTTTTACTTCTTCTTCTACTACGTCTTCAGCCATAGCAACCTCTTCTTTGACTTCTTCCTCAACTTGAGTTTCAGCCATTTCTTGTTCTTTAACCTCGATAACTTCTCCACCTTCTATAGTGTAGAATTTACCTTCGATTAAATGTTCTCCGTCTGGTAACTTCATTGTATTTAATTTAATTTGATTACTTAGTTTCAGACCTAAAAACCCCTCGATAGAAAAACCTATTTGTTCGTCTTTTACTAATTTCTCGTAGTAATCAACGTCAGTAACTTGAGCGGTCAACATCAAAGTACCTTTTGGTACTTCTATTCCGTAGCTTGTATAAGCCTTATCTTCTTTCGGTTTTTCAACTATCCAAGATTCAAGAATGTAAGCGGGAACAGTTCTTTCAGTTTCGTGTTCTAAGTTAAATAAGTTTCTATTGTTTAAGTCACGCATAAACTTCGTGTATATTTGCTCTATTACCTCTTCGGTAAATTGAACATAATACTCACCGCTTTCGTCGTCGCGTCTATAAATCTCCATAGGAATCATAGCGGGTGCAACGATTCGGTATTTAGTAGCGTCAGCAAAAAAGAAAGATTGTGCTTGATTAAAAGCCATTCCTTTAACTTTTATAGCGGGTGTTGAAGTGAATGCGATTTGCTCGATTCCTAAATCTTCTCCATCGGAATATTCAGGGTCGATTGTGATTTTATAGATAGGTAAATCTTTACTCATTTTGTACTATATTAAAAAGAGTATTATATTTGTTAAAAAAATTATGATAGAAATTTTAGGAAAGCAGATTCCGAATCAGTTAAATGAGTTAACTATTCAACAATTTGAAGACATTACGGAGATACATAATGATTCGTCTTTAGATATAATTGAAAAGCATATCAAAGTATTTGAACTTTTAGGAGTAAGTGAAGACGAAATGGTGGAAGCCGACATCGACTTTGAAACATTCAAAAAGTTTGTACAGGATTTTAACCAAAAGACGGACGCAAGTATAGTAAAAGAAGTAGAAATAGACGGATATAACTACAAAGCCTACGACGAAGAGTTTAAGCTATCGGTAAAAGATATGAAAGTAATCGAGAAAATAATTAACTCTAAACACAAAGGTTATTTAAGTGAACTCGTAGCCGTGTTATTTAAAAGAACTGACTTATCGAAAGTCGAACACTACGACAAAGCACATATCAAACACAAAGCAAAGTTATTTAGAGAACAAAAAGCTGAGTTAGCAGTTCCTTATTTAGTGCATATAGGACAAAAATTCTCTAAACAAATAGAAAATGCTACTGCCGAAGTCGTGGAATGATATAGACGTTCTCCAGTTTAAAGAACTTCGTACACTAAAAGACATACCCGAACTATTTTCACGAGAAATAGAAGCCTTAGCTACGCTTACTGACTTAGCATCTGAAGACTTAGAAGACTACGACGTTGACGAAATTCAAGAATTTATGAACCAAGTCAAGTGGATAAACTCAGAACCACCGAAGAAGTATAAATCGGAAGTTGCTAAGATGCATTTTAAGGACTTTAACAAGCTAACTTTAGGGGAGTTTATAGACATAGAGTATTTCTTTAGTCAAGATTATATTGCTAACATTTCAGAGATAGCATCTATATGTTACAAAAAGACGAAGAAGAACGAATGGAAAGAAACCATTTACGAGCCTTATACTTATTCGCCTTTTGATAGGGCGTATCTATTCGACGAAATACCAATACCACATATTTACGGAATCATTCCTGAATACTTGTCTTTTAGAGATAACTTTATGAAGACATACGCTAACCTATTCGAACCGGACTTCGAAGGAGAAGAAACCGAAGAAGATATAAAAGACCTTACACCCGAAGAAAAGAAAGAAATACAAGAAGAACAAAAGATTAAGAAGTGGTCGTGGGAAAGATTACTTTATTCTATATGCAACGAAGACCTGACTAAGATAAGTCAAGCCTCCGATTTGTCGTTAATATTTGTATTTAATATGCTATCTATGAAAAAGGAACTTAACCTTTAAACGATAGCGCACCTAAGAACTCTCCACCGATAGGATTAAACGAATAGATAATACTTTTCTTTTCACCTAAGATAGTAGCTACTTGAAGTAAAGGATAACGTTGAGTCATCCATTCGGTATATTGCTCGAATATTTCAGCACTTACACCGCTACTATTCATTAAGTCGGATAGCTTAGCGCAGAAATCATAAGACGCTATTACTCCTCCATTCCACAAGTTTGCTCCGTTGTTTAAGAATCCAAAGTAATACATCGCGTTAATCTGAATATTCAACTCACCTAAAGCGGGTATTTCTGCGTTTATACGAACTGACTCGTACAAAGCCCCCGTGTCAATAGCATCGTATTCACGTATCAAAGATTGTAGTAATTTTTGAATCTTTAAACGCGTCTTATACTTGACGTAGAATATTCCGTTATTTGCGTATCTTGCCATATTTATTCAAATGGAGGGGGTGTTGGTTTCGGTTCGTAAGGAATCAAGTCAAGGTCTTTAACCCAAAGATAATCAGGGTTTACGCATTGCTCCATTTCTTCTACTGAAATAACCCAATTATCATTGGCATCTTGAATAGGATTGAAATAAGAGTCTGGTGCATACCATTGACCTACTAATTCGTTTTTTTGTACCTCTGTCAATAGTCCGACATAGGTAGCTTTTTGTTCTGTTGTTAAATCTGTTAGTTTCATACGTTTCTATTTA